TCTGCATATCAAATCGCCACAGGCATTTCTTCTCAACATCATGGCTATGTGACTGGCGGTGGTTGGCCAGGAACTGTTAGCAATGTGATTCAAAGGTTTTCATTTATTACAAATCAAAACTCTTCTGATATTGCTGATTTGACTCAAGGTAGGTACGGTGCAGCTGGAACTTCTAGTACAACTCATGGTTTCACTGCAGGTGGTGCTGTTGCGCCATATACGGTTCAGAACACTATTGATAAGTTTCCATTTTCTGCCAGCGACGGTGCATATCTTTGCGTTGATCTTGGCGATCTTACTCAATCTCGTGGATATATGAGTGGGCAACAAGACTAATGGCTATTAAAGTTTACAATAATAAAATTATGATCGGATCATACACGATTCAAGAAGGTTCAGGCGGGCTCGTGTTTGATGGATCGATCAAAGCAGAATCATTACTGCGTGAAGGATCATTTCAAGGAACAGTTGCAGGATTTACATCTGGTGGTTGGCTTCCTGGTGGATCAAATGTCATTGACAAATATCCATTTGCCACAAGCACATCAAACGCAACAGACCATGGCGATTTAACTCAGGGTAGATATGGTTGCACATCTCAATCTTCAGATGTACATGGTTATACTTCTGGAGGAATTAGTGGACCATCCTCTACCAATACTATTGATAAATTCACATTCGCTAATGCAGGAAATGCATCCGATGTTGGTGATTTGAGTGAAATTGTGTATACTGGCGGGGGAAGTTCTTCCAAACAGTTTGGAACTGGTTTTGGTGCTGGAAGCGCACTTCCAGCATCAAGTAATATTATACAAAAAATTCCTTTTGCTGTTGATAATTTAGCCTTTGATATTGGAGATTTAAGTGTATCTAGAGGGTTTGCTTCTGGCCAATCATCATCAACTCACGCCTATAATTCTGGCGGCGAACCTTCAAATGGAGCAACTGCAGTTAATGTTATCGATAAATTTCCTATGGCTGCTACAAGTTATGCACTAGCGTCTGATGTTGGCGATCTTGCAAGTGTGGCCACACGACACACTGGGCAATCTTCTACTACACATGGATATTCTAGTGGTGGTGCTACTTGGCCACCTGGAACTTCGGGCAGCGCAATTCAAAAATTCCCATTTGCATCAGATGCAAATGCTACTAGCATAGGAAATTTAACTGCAGCTAGATGGAGTGGTTCTGGTTCTTCCTCCACAGTAGAAGGATATACTAACGGTGGCGCTGGTCCTAGTTTTACAAATGTCACTACTATAGATAAATTTCCATTCTCGACTGATTTTAATGCAGTTAGCGTTGGCGCTCTTTCTGTTGCTAGGGGGTTTGGTTCTGGCGGATTTCAAATTTAGATCGAATAACTAAATATAGAATAAAAACTGAGGTCTCAAATGGCATCTCCATCAACTCGCGAACAACTTAAAGATTACGCTCTTCGTAAACTTGGATTTCCAGTTATCGACATTAATGTCGACGACGATCAATTGGAAGATCGCATTGACGATGCTTTACAAAAGTATCGTGACTATCACTACGATGGAACAGAAGAAATATATCTTGCGACTCAGTTAACTGCAAATAATCTTGCTAACGGCTACGTCGACGTCTCCGATAATATCGTCGGAATTACTCGAATTATGCCTATCACTGGCGATAGCGTCAGTTCTCAAAATGGTCAAGGATTTAACATCTTTGATATCAATTATCAGCTTCGCCTCAATGACTTCTACAGTTTAACTGCATCAAGTTACACTTACTATTACATCGCTCGCACGCATCTTGCGATGCTTGATATGATCGTGACTGGAGAAGTTCCATTTAGATATAACAAAACTGTGAATCGCGTGACAATCTACATGGACTGGAATGCAAGATTATCTGAGAATGATTATATTGTGATGCAAGCACAAAGAATTATCGATCCGACAGTTTATACAAAAATTTATAATGATTCTTGGGTAAAAGAATATACAGCTGCACTCTTCAAGAAACAATGGGGTGCAAATTTAAGTAAGTATGCAAACTATGCACTTCCTGGTGGTTTGGTCGTCAATGGAGAAGCAATTCTCAGAGATGCAACACAAGAAGTTGAATTGCTCGAGCAGAAACTTCGAGACATTTATGAATATCCACCAATGATGATTGTGGGATAAAAATGGGCACATCAGTATACTTTAACAATCAAGATGCAACTCGTGAGCAGTTCCTCATTGAGGATATGATCATTGAGTCAATCAAGAATCATGGAATTGATGTTTATTATATCCCAAGAGAATCTCAATCTGAACTTGATGATTTATTTGGCGATGATCCAGTCAAATCATTTTCAACAGCCTACTCATTAGAGATGTATCTCGAGTCATTTCAAGACTTCGAAGGCAATCAAGAATTTTTCTCTAAGTTTGGTTTGCAAATTCAAAAAGAAGCTCGAGTTGCTGTGGCTCGTAGAACATTTGAAAGAAATGTTCCAACCGCAGTTCGCAATGTCCCAAAAGAAGGTGATTTGATTTATCTTCGTGTTCAAAAGAAGTTACTTGAAATCAGATTTGTTGAAGAAGAAAAAAACTTCTTCCAAGCAGGTAAACAAGCACCGTATATGTACGGACTAAATCTCGAAGTCTTTAGATATAATGGCGAACGACTTACAACTGGAATTGAAGAAATTGACAACGTTGCAGACAGTCGCGCCTTCGGTATTGAGTATACAATGCAGGCAGGTGGATTTGGAACTTATCTTGAGCACGAGATTGTTTATCAAGGACTCACTCTTGAAACAGCAACTGCGAAAGCGTATGTTTCAAGTTGGGATCGTCCAACTGGAAAGTTAACTCTTAGAAATATCAAAGGATCATTTGCTGCAAACTCAATCGTAAGAAGCACTGCATCAGGTGCAGCTTGGTTTCTTTCAAGCGGAAATCCACAAGAGAACAAACCAGATCTGTTTGACAACAACGTTCTCATTGAAACAGAAGCAGATAACATTCTTGATTGGACTGAAACAAATCCATTCGGAACTACAGACGAGAATTTCTGATGTTATCAAATCAACATTTTTATCACAGAATTACTCGAAAGATGGTCGTCGCATTCGGCACCATGTTCAACAATTTAAGATTACATCGTTATAATTTAGCAGGTACAACTGAAATTGAAAGAATTACAGTGCCGTTAAATTATGTCACTAAAGAAAAGTTTTATCAGCGCATCACTCAAGATCCAAAACTCGAAAAAGAAGTTCAAATCACTTTGCCTAGAATGTCATTCGAGTTGAGTTCTATTGCATATGATCCTTCTCGTAAAATTTCTCCATACATTCGACAATTTGGTGCATTAGATGATACGTCACTTAAAACTGTTACGATGGCACCATACAATTTTAACTTTCAATTGTACATCTATGTTCGCAATACAGAAGATGGAACGCAATTGATTGAACAAATTCTACCATATTTTAATCCTGATTACACAATGACATTAAATTTGGTAGACATTGGCAATCCAGTAGACGTTCCGCTGATACTTCAAAGTGTTGATTACAATGCTAGTGGCTCTGATGGTGCACCACAAGAGTTAAGAATATTACAATGGAATCTTGGATTTCAAATGCGCGGATATTTGTATGGACCAGAAAGTAACGTGAGAGTCATTCGTCAATCAACAGCAAATACATTCCAATTTAATACAAGCAATACAGGTCCACAAGCATTCTTAATGTCAAGTGGAACTGGAGATTATCAAGCAGGTGAGTTGGTGTATCAAGGAAGAAATGTTGACGGTGCATCTGCCAGTGGATTTGTCTCTTCATGGGATACTGTCGCAAATACATTGATTGTGAATGATATTTCTGGATCATTTGATGTGAATACAAGAGTAACTGGAGCTGTAACAAATACATCATATGTCTTATCAAGTTATAGATCTGCTGCAGATTATCAGTTAAATAGCATTACAGTCACACCAGACCCAAACACAGCAAATGCAAATACTGCATTTGGATTTGACATAGCAATAGAAAGTGCACCTAACATTTCATAATTTATGAGCGAAACAGATAAAAACCTAGCAGAAATTCTAAACACTGATTATGTACCTGTTGTAAAAGAAGACAAGCCCATAACAGTTCATCAAGATTCTTCTGAAAATCCAGACGCGAATTATTCTCGTGCAAATTATTACAACCTCATTGAAAAAGGCAACGAAGCCCTTGACGGTATTCTTGAAGTTGCTCGAGAATCACAACACCCAAGAGCATATGAAGTTGCTGCAAATATGATCAAGAATCTCTCTGATGTCACAGAGAAACTCATGATTCTTCAGAAACAACAACATGATTTAAAACCAAAAGAAGCAACACAAACAAATATTAATGTTGATAAAGCAGTTTTTGTTGGATCTACAACTGAGTTGCTAAAGAAATTAAAGAATGAATCTGCCAGCTAAAATTAAAAATTATCTTGGTAATCCCAATTTAAAACGAGTCAATATGCCAGTATCACTTACGGAGGATGAAGTCCGTGAGTTTTTGCGTTGCTCAGAAGATCCGATTTATTTTATCGAGCGTTATGTGAAGATCATTACACTTGATAAAGGTTTTGTGAATATCTCATTGTATCCGTTTCAGAAAGAAGCCATTGCAGATATTAACGAAAATCGTCGTGTAATATTAAAAGCAGGACGTCAGCTTGGCAAAACAACCATGGTTGTTGGATATATTCTTTGGTACATCTTGTTCAATCAAGATAAACTTGTCGCAATTCTAGCAAACAAAGCACCAACAGCGCGTGAAATTTTAAGTCGCATCAAGATTGCATATGAAGCATTACCACTTTGGATTCAACAAGGCGTTAAAGTTTGGAACAAGGGTGACATTGAACTTGAGAATAACTGCCGTGTGATGGCAACGTCTACTGCCTCAAGCGCAATTCGTGGTTACTCTATTTCGCTTCTATATCTTGACGAATTTGCATTCGTTCCAAGTAACATTGCTGAAGAATTCTTCACCTCTGTATATCCTACGATTTCTTCTGGTCAGTCCTCTAAGATTCTAATCTCTTCAACTCCGAATGGAATGAATCACTTTTATAAAATGTGGACAGAAGCAACAGAAGGTCACAATGGGTTCATGCATATTGAAGCCAATTGGAGACAGGTTCCAGGTCGAGATCAAAGATGGGCGGATGAGCAGCGGCGAGTTCTTGGTGATCAAAAATACTATCAAGAAGTTGAATGTGAATTTATGGGTTCTTCTGGAACTCTTATCTCAGCGGCAGGGCTTAAAAGTCTTGCATTTGTGACACCATTAAGCAAAACAGAAAGCGGAATTTCGATTTATCATCAACCAGTAACTGGAAGAAATTACATAATTGTGGCTGATACATCTCGAGGTAAGGGTTTAGACTACTCGGCTTTCGTTGTGGTAGATATATCGAAAATTCCATATACTCTGGTCGCGACCTATAAAGATAATAACATCAGCCCTCTTGTTTATCCGAGTATTATTAAGAGAATGGCTGAGTATTATAACGGTGCCTATGTTCTCGTCGAGATCAACGATAATGGTCAGCAAGTTGTCGACTCTTTATTCGAAGATTATGAGTATGAAAACATTCTTTCGACGGTCGAAATTAAAAATAGAATGAGTCTTACATGGGGATATGGTAAGAAGTCTGATCGAGGTATTCGAACAACTAAATCCGTTAAACGTCTCGGATGCTCGGTTTTGAAGAATCTAATTGAATCTCAACAAATTTTGATTCAAGATTTCGAAACAATCTCGGAGTTATCGACTTTTATTGCTCGAGGAACAAGTTTCGAGGCTGAAGAAGGGAGTCATGATGACCTAGTGATGTGTTTGGTCTTATTCTCTTGGTGTACAAGTCAAAACTTCTTCTCCGAACTCAGCGACACAAATATTAAAAAGCATCTCCACGAAGAACAGATGCGACAAATCGAAAATGAGATGCTTCCATTACCTTTGACGAACGTCGCCGACGAGAAAAACGATTCTTTTGTACACGATGGAGCTGTTTGGAACATTGTTCAGAACGAAAAATGGGGTGTTCATTAAAATTCTACAAATCCTCTTTTTACTAAATAATTTCGTAGATTTTCTTAATTCTCCATGCATAGGAGCATAAACATGGCTTTTCAATTATCTCCTGGTGTTGTTACTTCTGAAATTGACTTAACAACCGTCGTTCCATCAACTGGAACAACAACTGGCGCCTTCGCAGGAATTTTTCAATGGGGTCCAGCCGAGATTGCAAGACAGGTTGAAAATGAAGTTCGACTTGTAGAAGTTTTTGGTAAACCAGACAACAATACCGCAGTTTCATTCTTTACTTGTGCAAACTTTTTGACCTATGGCAACGACCTTCGTGTTGTTCGCGCAGTAAACGGCTCAAACACAAGAACTGCAACATCATCAGGAAACACTTCATTCTTGATTAAGAATGAAGATGAATACTTCACCTCTTACTACTCTTCAAACACTGCAGCTTCTGGTGCATGGGCAGCAAGATACGCTGGTGCACTTGGCAACTCTCTTAAGGTTAGCGTTTGGGCAAACACCGACGCAACTGCATTCAACTCTTGGACATATAAGAACTATTTCGATTCTGCTCCAGGCACCTCAGCATTCGTGTCAAACGTAAGCGGTGCGAATGACGAATTGCATATCGTAGTTGTCGATGAAGACGGATTATTCACAGGAACCTCAGGTACGGTTCTAGAAACCTATCCATTCCTATCAAAAGCATCTGATGCAAAAGATAGCGTCGGCAATTCAAATTATTACAAAGATGTTCTTTGGAGAAAGTCAAAGTACGTCTACTGGATGGATCATCCAGACGCAGCAAACACCTCAGCAACTTGGGGTACTGTTGCTGCTGGCAAGACATTTGCTCAACTCGCTAACGTCACAGCAATTCACACTGTGTCACTCAGCGGTGGTGCTGACGGATTCCCAGTAGCAGCAAATGTTCAAACAGGATATAGCAAGTTTATCGACTCTGATCAGATCGATGTATCGCTTGTTATGACTGGAGACGCAAATGCTCAAGTCCAGCTCTATGCAATCAACAGCGTTGCTGAAGTTCGGAAGGACTGCGTTGTATTCGTATCACCAACTCTTGCTAATGTAACATCGTCAACACCAACTGACGACGTTGTCAACTATCGTAAGAATGCGCTTTCAAACGTTAGCTCTTCATACGCAGTGATGGATAGCGGTTGGAAATATCAATACGACAAGTACAACGACAAGTATCGTTGGATTCCACTTAATGGTGACGTTGCTGGTCTCTGTGTTCGCACAGACCTTGAAAGAGATGCATGGTATTCACCAGCTGGCGCATCACGTGGTCAAATCAAGAACGTAATTAAACTTGCATATTATCCAGTGAAGACCGACAGAGATACGCTCTATAAGAACGGCGTCAATCCTGTTGTATCGTTTGCTGGTGAGGGTACTCTACTATTCGGCGATAAGACATTGCTATCGAAGCCAAGTGCATTTGATCGCATCAATGTTCGCAGATTGTTTATTACTCTCGAGAAAGCAATTGCACGTGCTGCGAAGGCACAACTCTTCGAATTTAACGACGAGTTTACAAGATCGCAGTTCGTATCAATTGTTGAACCATTTTTGAGAACGGTGAAGGGTCGTCGTGGAATCACAGACTTCAAGGTTGTCTGTAACTCAACAAACAATACATCGGATGTGATCGATCGCAATGAGTTTATTGGTGACATTTATGTTAAGCCAAATCGTAGCATCAATTTCATTCAACTAAACTTTGTTGCAGTTCGCAGTGGTGTGTCGTTTGATGAAGTCGTTGGTAGATTCTAATAAATAATCTAAAGTCAGGAGAACGCAATGCCTTTCAATATTACAGACTTTAAAGGAAATTTTCCTTTCGACGGCGCACGCCCAAATCTGTTTGAAGTCAATATTCCAGTCTTTGATCAAAAACTTACTTTTACTGCAAAAACTGCACAGCTTCCAGGCTCAACAGTAGGAACGATTGAAATTCCTTATTTTGGTAGAACTGTAAAGGTTGCTGGAAACAGAACATTCCCTGAATGGAGTGTAACAGTGATCAATGATGAAGACTTTGTTATTCGCAATCAGTTGGAAGAATGGATGGCAAGAATTAACGGTCACGAAAGTAATCTTGCTGAAGCATTCTATAGCCAATATACATTTGATGCTGAAGTTTATCAGTATGGTAAACAAGGAAACATTATCAAGTCATATACTTTCATTGATATGTTCCCAACAGATATTTCACCAATCGATGTCAGCTGGGATGCAAATGATGCAATCGAAGAATATGCAGTAACGTTCCAATATCAGTATTGGAATTCTGCAGAAGTCTTTGTTGGATAATTGAATCAAATATGAGCAGCCTTAATGACCTTTTAAGGAAGATCAATAATATCACGCGTGGTGTGAATAACATCACAAGAATAGCGTCGAGTTTTAATGCTAGCACTCGCGCTGTTCGAACTTTGAGAGATCAATTTCGTGGCAAGAAAAATCCGCGACCATCATCGCAGTTCACTGGATCAACATCAAATCCACAAGCCAAACCTCTAGGTCTCACACCTGTGAGTAAACCAGCTGGTGGAAGAAATACGAATGCTCGACCAGTGAGACCTGCTGCACCAGCAAAATTTGGGTCTAAGATCAGATAATTTTTTATGTTTAATTGATTTTGTTATAATCGGAGTAAAATATGGCAGGTATTAATTTATTTGGCTTTGAACTTGTACGCAAAAAGCCAGAAACAGATATTCAACCACAAATCACTGCACCTATTGCTGACGACGGTGCTATTGAAGTCAGCGCAGGTGGGTATTTTGGTACATATCTAGACCTTGAAGCCAGTTTTAAGAATGAAGCTGACCTTGTTTCTCGTTATCGAGAAATGTCACTCCAACCAGAACTCGAATCTGCAATCGATGAAATTGTGAACGAAGCAATTGTTCACGATGAGTCAGGCAAATCAGTTACAATTATTCTTGATGATCTTGAACAGCCTGAAGAAATCAAAGAAGCCATCCGTGACGAATTTAAGAATGTCTTGAAACTTCTTAACTTCTCTAATGACGGATCTGGTCTCTTTAGAGATTGGTATATTGATGGAAGATTATTCTTTCAAGTCCTTGTTGATCGGGCTCAGCCACAACTTGGCATTCAAGAATTAGTTTATATCGATCCAAGAAAGATTAAAAAAGTTCGCACAGTCGAAAAGAAAAAAGATCCACGAACTGGTGCTGATCTAATTTCTGGTGTTCAAGAATTCTATGTGTTCAATGATAAGGCAACTGTTCAAGGGACTCAATCAGTCAGTACTCTTGGTGATGCATCTCTTAAGATCGCAGTTGATGCGATTGTCAATATTAACTCTGGACTTCTTGATCCAAAACGTCAAATGGTTTTGTCATATTTGCACAAAGCCATTAAGCCACTCAATCAGTTGCGCATGGTTGAAGATGCTGTTGTAATTTATCGCCTATCGCGTGCACCAGAACGTCGTGTGTTCTATATTGACGTCGGTAACATGCCACGCATTAAAGCAGATCAGTATCTTCGCGACTTTATGACAAAGTTCCGAAACAAAGTTGTGTATGATTCTTCAACTGGCGAAGTTAAAGATGATCGCAAGTTTATGTCAATCATGGAAGATTTTTGGATTCCTCGTCGTGGTGAGGGTAAGTCGACAGAAATCACTACACTTCCTCCAGGACAAAATCTTGGCGAAATGTCAGATGTGAAATACTTCGAGCAGAAACTCTATAAGTCATTAAACATTCCAATTACTCGATTGGAATCGGGGCAAGGCTTTATGCTCGGTCGCACACAAGAGATCACACGCGACGAAATTAAATTTAACAAGTTTATTGAGAAACTTCGTTCCAAATTTACAGTTCTATTCGATGAACTTATGGAGCGTCAACTTGCTCTAAAAGGTATCGCTTCTATCGATGAGTGGAAAGAACTACGAGAAAAGATTCATTATGACTTCTTGAAGGATAATAACTTCTCAGAACTCCGCGAAACCGATCTTATCAACTCTAGAATGCAATTGTTGATGCAGGTCGAGCAGTTTACAGGAAGATACTTCTCGAAGGCATGGGTGCAGAAGAACGTTCTACATCTAGATGAAGAAGAAGTTGATAAGATTGATGTTCAAATTGAACTCGAAAGAATGAAAGAACAACAAGAGATGATTCAAAAGGCTCAAGAAGAAGCCGCGATGAATCAACAGATTATGCAAATACAGGCTCAGTACGCTCCTCCACAAGAACAGATGGTAGCACCTGAACAGGCAGCAGCTGCTGAACAACAAGCTGCGGCGCAACAACCACAGCAATAATTGTCTAAATATTGGAGTAAATATGAATAGTGAAAATTTATTAAGTGCGATTTTTTCTCAGAATGCAGATGCGGCAGCAGAAGCATTTAATGGGGCACTCGCAGCAAAGATTGCAGATGCATTAGAGGTTAAGAAAGTTGAAGTTGCTTCAAACTTTATCTCTACGCCAGCTGCACCTGAAGTTGAATATAGCGAACCAGTAGAAACTGCATCAGAGGCACCTGCAGAAGTAAATGTCTGATAAAGAAAAAGACAATTTAAATTTAACAGAGGCAGCAAAGGCTTCAAGCCCAACTGCATCTATTAAAAGTCGTTTGCAGAATAGAATTCCTGCTCTTAAAAGCAGATTTAAGATGAACCTAAATTCAGCTGTGGCAACAAAAGCAATCGCCGATTATGTTGATATATCAGCAAAAAATCCGAAAGCAAGCAGTTCTGATATTTTTAGAAGATTAGGGCGTCAAAAACAAGATGCTGTTTCTAAAATCAATCAAATTGTGCCAATTCCAGTGCTTGTTAATTCACCAGACTCGCAATTTAGACGTGTTCTGAGAGACATTAAGGAAGAGAATAAAATGATAAATGAGCAATCTGAATTCAATCCTCCTCCAATGCTTCTGTTGAAAAGATTAGCACTTCGTATGTTTCCAGATGGAAAACGTGTTGTTCTTTATATTGATAACAAATATGGTCTCTCATTTCCAGTTCCATATGACGCATTTGCTCCAGGATTCAGTACTGTAAATACACTCAGACCAGGTGCAAAAGTTGGTGGATTGCGCGCTGCAACTGCAGCTGCTGCAGGATATGTAAATGAAGAAACAGTTCCAGTAATTTTTGCCACAGGCGAAGAAATTCTTGTTGAAAAAGTTGTTATGGATAAAATTAAAAATGTTTTTGATAATTTAAATGAAAAGAATAAAGAAAGATTATCAGATATGCTTCTTGAAAGTCAAGAAACATTTAACAAAGTTAAAGATTTCGCACTACTAGTAGAATGAATACACAAGAAAGTTTTGAAGATCGATTTGGTTCTCCTGAATTTCAGGATAGAAAAGGATCAAATGTAGAAAACTCAGTGAGCCAAAAAGAAAAAGTACAGATGAAAAAATACGGCATTAAACCAAAAGATACAATGATTGATAAAATTAACAAGGTTATTGCAGAAGAAATGCCAGCACAAGATGTGGAAATTGATAACAACGAATATGATGATGAAGAAGATGAAGCAAAACAAAAAGAAAAAGAACAAAAAAACGAATTAAAAATTAAGATTATGCAATACTTAAATCCTCGTATTGTAAAATCAAAAGAACTAAAGAACTATGTTGATAGATCAAACATTAAGGAAGAAATTTATAAGACACTTAATAGTTTTGCTCAACAAAAATTAAATGCATATAAGAATGCAATTGCGCTCAATCTTCCAGTTGAACTTGGCGAGTCTGACAAATTTATGCCAACGCCACGCCAAGTTCCCGCTCCTCCAGGTGGACTTCCAGTTCCAAAAGGATACGAGAGAGTAAAGAGCTGGGGTGGCGCATATGAGTTAAGAAGAACAGCAGAATCACTCCGCGACGAACATAATGAACTTCATACAACACCATCAGAAGAAACAGAGCAACTTGATGAGGCAAAGCGCAATCCAAACGTGATGCGTCAAGGTCGTACGAAAGTAATCAAGGCTCGTGTTCGTGGTGGAAAAGTGCAGCGTCGCAAAAAAGTATCTGCTGTAAAAGGATACACAATTCGCGGTGGCAAACTCAAGCGTATGTCTGCTGCTGAAAGACTTCGCAGAAAACGTGGCGCTCGTATTGGTAAAATTAAAAGAAAAGCAAAGATGTCTCGTGCTATAATGAAAAGAAAACGCTCATTAAGAAAAAGAGCATCTCTTGGATTAAAGGAATAGTAAAATGAAATTGATTACAGAAACAGTCGAAGAAGTAAAGTATATCACCGAAGACAATAACGGTGTGAAAACACTTTACATTCAAGGTCCATTTCTTGTTGCTGAAACAAAGAATCGTAATGGGCGCTCATATCCAGTTAGCGTTCTCGAAAACGAAGTCAATCGTTATATGAAAGAATATGTCGATAAGAATCGCGCATTCGGTGAGCTCGGACATCCAGAGTCTCCAACGATTAATTTAGAGCGTGTTTCTCATATGATCACCAACATCACAAAGAACGGTAACGTCTTTGAAGGTAAGGCAAAGGTTCTTGACACGCCTATGGGTAAAATTGCCAAGAATTTGATGGAAGCAGGGGCTACTCTCGGCGTTTCGTCGCGCGGAATGGGTTCTCTCAAAAACGAAGGTGGTGTAAACATTGTTCAACCAGACTTCTATCTCGCTACTGCAGCTGATATTGTTGCAGATCCATCAGCTCCAGGTGCTTTCGTTCAAGGTATT